TCAGCGTTTGACAAGAGTTTATATCCTTCATCTAAATTATTAGGCGAGTACTTATAGATTTGTCCTGTGTCTACATCTTGAGCTACGATGCACCAAATCTTTGTTGCCTTTAAATCGTCTGTCTCTATATCAAATACTAATTGCATTAGAATGCCTCTTCGTTACTTTCTTCAAAGCTTATATCAGAATCACTAAGCTCACTTAATCTACCTGTCTCATGGTCATAGATAACCCTTGTTGCGAGACCTACGTCTCCTGTATATCTAGACTTCAATACTCTCATACGAGTTGTCCTAGCTTCTTCTGGGTCATCTGACTGTTGATTTCTTTCAAGTGCGATTACACAATCTGATAGTTGACCAATACTATTGGAACCTCTTAGATGTGATAGTGAAACTTCAATACCGTTCTCATGTCCTTTGTTACCGTCAATACGTCTAAGGTGTGACACAAGTATAATACCGGCTCCTGTTTCTTCTACCAAACTTCTAAGTCTTGTCATGATAGTATCGATAGCACGTCTTTCGTCTCCTTCATGTACAGCACTTACCAACATATGCAAGTGGTCTACTACAACCCACTTACAATCACATCCTATAATCATAAACCTAAGTTTACTAAAGATATCATCAATGTCGTTGGTCCCAAAGTGGGAATGAATCCATACTCTGTTCCTGTTGTTACCGTCATAAAGTATATCAAAGAACTTATCAAGTTCCTCTTTACTGTAGCGTTCTCTTATTTGGTCAATGTATAATCTAGCATTAGCTTCAATAGATAAGATACCGTCAATAGTTCTTCTCCAATCTTCTTCTAGTGCTATGATACCTACGTTATCGTTAGTACTTTTAATTAACCAATGTTCTATTTCTCTAGTCACACTAGACTTACCAAGTCCTGTACCACCGGTAAGAGTTACAAGTTCTCCTTGTCTCAAACCATATAGCTTTTTGTTAAGTCCTTCGTATGGATAAGGAACACTCTCTTTCTTTTCACGGTTATGAAACTTCTCCCTTTGTTCAGATACGTTTATAACTCCAGAAGGTGTATAAACTTTAGCTGACCACCATGCTTCAACAAACTCTTTATGCCTGTTGTTTTTAAGCATATCATTAGGGTCTTTCCAACCGTTAGGTAGCGTTACAATACGAGCTTTTCCCGGCTTGAAAAGTCTAGCAACTTTAATACTAGCTTCTTGTCCGGCTTTGTCTTTATCAAAAGCAATGATAACGTTTTCAAAGTTATCAAAGAACTCTAAGCTTTCTTTGATGTCCCTTACTGCACCGTTAGCACCACGTTTGATAGATACTACAGCCCACTTAGAACCGAGAAGTTCATACGTAGCCATAGCATCGCACTCTCCCTCAGTTATAGTGACGTACTTACCACCTTTAAATAACTGTTGACCAAACAAGCCTGTGTCGTTGTAAGAACCATTAACAAAAAAGTCTTTGGTCTTTACGTTACGAACCTTTGTAGCTGATAACTCATGCCCATTGAAGTAAGGATAGAAATGTTTTACTACGTTACCTTGAAGGTCGTGTACACATTTTACCCCGTACTTTTTGGCAGTACCTTGAGAAATCTTTCTGTCAGTTAGAGCAGAAAAAGTTCCCTCATCTACAATATCAACTTGCTTGGTCTGATTTATATTAACTGTTTCCATATTCTTTCCTTGACATGCATTGTCATAGCTAGGCATAAACTCTCCACAACTAAAACACTTTGCTGAACCGTCTGCATTGACACCGACAGCATCACTGCTACCGCAAAGTGGACATGGCTGATGTAGTTTGTCCCAAGTTTTATCCATGTTAGCCCTCACTAATGTTACTCAGTCTCTTCGTCAGTTTCTGATTCAGTTTCTACTAATGCTTCTGGACTTTCCTTTAGGATAGTTTCCAGATTATTCTGATGTCCTTGAGAAGCAAAGTTCAAAGCTTCAACTAAAACATTAATAGTTCCTACCTTAGAGATAGTCACATTAGCATTAGCTTTTTGTTGCTCATCCTCAATCTTAGAAACATCGTATACTGTTTCTCCATCTTCGTTTTTAATAGTGATAATCATAATTAAAACTCCTCATTATCTGAATCTGCTTCTGCATATTCAACTAAGTTACTTACCTTTACAGCTACTAGCTCTGCAAAAGTCCCATATTTACCTTTATAAGGTTTAATCTTAACAGTCACATCTGAACCGTTACCTACACTAACATCTAACGGATTACCGTCATTGTCAACAAGTTTAGGTGCCGGATTAGTAGTACCGTCATGACGTTCTACCTTTCTGCTAAAAGAGAAAGCTGGTTCCTCATACTTAAGTGAACCGTCTCTTGTTCTCACTTGAGATAGTCCAATCTTTTCTAGCTTATCAGCAGTATCAGTATCTGTCAACACAACAATAGAATACTTATGTGGTTCAAACTTAGTGTTTGGTGTGCTGACATTAGCCCACATAGCTTTTCCTTCTACATATTCATACATATAGTTTCCTCCTTTGTGTATAAATGTATGGCGATTATATCATGTTTGATTCTTTTTGTCAAGTCTTTTCTTTCTTCTTTTTGAATTGATTAAATCTCTTGTCATTTGAATTTGAGTCTGTAACGATTCCCACAACTCGTTCTTTGCTTGTTGCATTTTATCTCGTTTAAGTTTTGTTTTGATTTTTAAATCTGATTTCTTTGGAATCCAAGTCTGCCAATATTGTTTCTCTTGACAAGCATCACTCCAAGTCCATTCAATATCTTGTGATAGTTCTTCTGATGTGAAATAAAATTTCATATAACCCTCCAATTAAATAGGGTGGCTAGTCACGTGGTGGTTTAGTACTCATTCGTGTTTTATCCTTAACCTATTTTTGTATAGGACTCCATCGTCAATATATACTCAAGGCTTTTACAAAGGCTCACTCCTAGCCACGTCTAGTTTTGTTTATCGTACAGGACTAGAAACCTCTACAACCTCCTACTTTTTACTAACAGTAAGTCATGCTAGGCTAGTTTGATTTGTTTACCGACAGCTTAAAATACTAGCAAAGTCTGTCCGCAGATTATGGCTTTGTTGTTTAGAGTCTGTTCAAACCTCCACGCAAATGTGGGAAAATCAGACCACCCCAAATTTAATCTAGGATTTGAAACTTAGTCCGGTTTGAATGGCACAAGACCGGAAACTTGCACGATTTGAAATCGCATACTGTAAGTTCAAGGAAGTGTTTTAGTGAGAGGGCTACACTTACAATATACCTAAACAATAGTGGCTATTATACCACAATTAACCCTCTGTGTCAATATCTAAATCTAATAAACTTACAAAAAATGTATTGTTTGTCCACCTAACTTGGTAACAGATAGGTTCTTTAGGATTGTTATGATTATATTCTACTACATAATCAACCCAATTTCTATATTCGTTTTCATTAATATCTTTATTAGTAAAATGTTTTATCATGTCTGCTTTTATGTCCACCATGTTGGCTTACTCCTGTTTTTGTTCCATTGTGCATAGTGTTTCTCATGAATAACATAATCTCTATATGCTACAATAGGGTCTTCGTTTTTATATTCATCCGGCATAGCTTGTGCAAGTGGAGTCATACTTCCTTGCGGAATATTAGTAGGTAATTTTTTCAAAGGTTCTTCTAGTTTAATTAGACTAGCATGAACTTTACCATACCTATAAGTATACTCTCTACCAAGAGCTAGGAAATGTGTATACAACCACCTATAATTATTACTTGATTCTCTTGCCCAAATAGTACAAGGATGATTCTTGTATGCAGTTTTGTAAAGTCCTACACTATCTGCATACTCATCACCGTCTAACACTCTATGAGCTGTGCAAAGCATCTGAGCTGTTTCAAGTGGCATTTTTACTAGCATCTTGTCAGGCTGTGCCTGTGCTGATTTAATAGGGCATTTATCAAAATAAAATATGTTCATTTTCTTTTCCTTTTTCTTTCTAATCTATCCTCTGCATCCATTACAATTAGGATAGCACCTGTAATACAAAGTGCCATAAACAATCCTATCACAGTTATAACTATAATATCAAGAATCATTTAACTGTTCCTCTATTGCTTTGTCATTTGTTAAGACTCCGACATTACCTGTTGCTGTGTTGTCTTCACAAATACATTTTTCGTTTGTAATTTGAATTGATTTTTTTAAAGATTTAGTTAAAAGCTGAGTAGAATTTAGTTTATCTTG